GACTTGACAAAGAAGTAGTTTCTTTAGAGTGGCAAGCAAAATCAGAAGACGGAACTATTTTCGTTTCAACAGCTGAAGAATTAGAAGCAGGAGTTGATGTATCTGTTTTAACTGAAGACGGAACTACTATCTTATTACCTGTCGGAACTTATAAGACTGACACAGGCGTTTCTTTCAGAGTTGATGAGGAAGGTATTGTTGCTGAAGTTTTGGAAACTGAAACTGAAGAAGTTGAGGTTGAAGAAGTAGAAGTAGAAGAAATGGCAGAAGACGAAGCTGATGTACAAGATTGGGAAGGTATGGAGAAAAGAATCCAAAACTTAGAAGATGCAGTTGCTTCATTAAAAGGTGAAGAAAAAGAAGTAGAGGAAGAAGTTGAAGAATTAGCTGAAGAAGTTGTTGAGCCTTCTACAACTCCTAAATCTATTAAGACTACAGAAGTGGTTGAATTCTCAATTGAAGACTTAAAAGCAGAAAACGAAAGACTAAAGACTGAATTAGCAGCACAACCTGCTTCAGCTCCTTTAGATACAAATAAGTTCAGTTCAGATAGTAAACCAATGTCTAAAAAAGATTACGCTAAGTTATCTAAAAGAGAAAGGTTCTTAAACGATTTAAATAAATAATTAATTAATAAATAAAAAACAACAATTATGGCTTTCACTACGACAAGCAACTTTGCGGGAAAAAATGCTGGGATATATATTTCCGCTGCTTTAAACCAAGCAAACTCACTAGACTTCTTAACAATGATAGAGAATATCAAGTATAAGTCTAACATCCAAAAAATGGCAGGTTCTTCTTTAGTAGCAGATGCTTCTTGCGACTTTACAGACGCAGGTACTCTTGCTTTAACTGAGAATGTACTTACTCCAAAAAATCTACAAATTAACCTTGACTTATGTAAAGCTACTTTACTTGATTCTTGGGAAGCTTTGCAAATGAAGGCAGGAGCAGGCGCACCACCTCCAGCATCTTTTGACGATTATGTTATCTCTTATATGGGAGAAATTATCGCTAATGGAGTTGAAGGTTCAGTATGGTCAGGAACAGGAGCAACAGGAGGGGAATTTGAAGGGTTCTTAACAGCTACTACAGGAGCATTTGCAGTAGACGGTACAGTAAACAGTTCAACAGCTTCAGGTGCTTATACAGCAGCTAATATTATTGCTAACCTGCAAACTTTAACTGGCGATATGGCAGCTAATATTTCAGCAGTATTAAGAAAAGAAGACTTGCATATCTATATGAGTCCTAAGACTTACGCTTTATACATTTCTGCAGTATCTACTTTAGGTTATGTAAATGCTTACAATATGAATGGAGATTACGTTCCTGTTTTTGAAGGGTACAAAATCGCAGTTTGTAACGGAATGCCAAACGACCAATTAGTAGCAGCAGAAAGAAGTAACTTATTCTTTGGGACTGACTTATTAGGCGACCAAACTAGAATTTCTTTGATGGATATGGCAGCTTTAGACGGTTCAGACAATATGCGTTTAGTAGCTCGTTACTCTGCAGGTGTTCAGTTAGGTATCGGAGCTGATATCGTTCACCAATCATAATTAAATAAACGGATGGAGGGGGTAAAACCCTTCCACCCTTAACCTAAAAAAAACAATAAAATGGCTTGTATAGCACTAACAAAAGGTAGGGGACTTGATTGCTCAAGAACGAGTGGAGGTATCAAATACGTATATTTCGCAGTTTATGACCAAGTAACATCTATACCACAAACAGCAGGGGAAGTAACAGATATTGAAATGGGAACTGACGTTCTTTATAGATACGCTATGCCTTTAGGTACAGCTAGTCTTTCAGAAAGTATCGTTGGCTCCCGTGAAAATGGCAGTATTCATTATACTCCAACTTTAAATCTTGTACTTAACAAATTAACAAAAGAAGACCAAAACCAAATTAAGCTTTTAGGACAAACTAAACTTATTTGCTTTGCTCAATTAAACGCTACTCTTGCTTCAGGAAATGATGTTATCGTAGCTTTAGGAACAGTAAACGGAATGGAGCTTAATGCAGGTACTATGGACTCAGGGGCAGCTTGGGGAGATAGGGGAGGTTACACTTTAACTTTTGACGGAATGGAAGCAGAACCTTTCCCAATGGTCGCGGACTATAGTACAGAACCATTTGATAACGCAGCATTTACAATGGGAACTCCTGTAACGTCATAAAACTTTAATTTTCATTTGTATTTTATTATATTTTAGAGAAGGGTAGCTTAGCGGTTACCCTTTTCTTTTAAAACTTAGTGAGGGTGGTACAGTTATACTGTATATAGGGAGACCTAGCGTTCACTATGGGGTTTAGGTTGCTTATGGCAGCCTTTTCTCTTTATTAACCAAACAGAAACAGACTTTTTCTATTATATAGTATGATACAAGGATTCACAGAAACAAACATATCAGCTAACATATCAACTGAAGATAATAGAATAGACACATCAGTATCTTCCACACAGATTAGATTCTTAGTAAAGTTTATTAACGACCTTGACGGTTCTATTGTTTACTGTTACCCTACATCAACTATATTTAATAGATATTCTGTAATGAATTTTACTTACGAATCTGTTTTAGCTAATGTAAACTTCTATAGTGCTGGAATACATCTTTTACCTTCAGGACATTGGAAGTATGAAGTTTATGAAGTAAGTTGGATAGGAACAGTTACAGTAATTTTAGGAAAAGCTCCTGCTACTGAAACAGATGTATTGTCCGTGTCCGATACAAACGGAGTAGTTCAAGGGATAGTAACTAAAGGAATTTTAAATTTAACAGAAAAAGCAGGAACAGAACAGGTTCAATACAATCAGCACCCTGAACCTTCAGAAGACAACTTTATATATTACGGACAATAAAATAAAAATATGGATAAAATAATTTCGGTAGATTTAAGCACTTCAACAGCACCTTTAGTACAAGAAGTAAGGGGAAAAGATTGGATTGAGTACGGCGACTCTACAGGCGAATGGAAGAACCTATACCCTCAGTTCTTAATTGACCTTTACTATTCAAGCTCAATAACGGCTGCAATCGTCAATGCGACTAGCGAGATGATAAACGGAGAGGACTTAGTTATTTCTGATGAAGAAGACAGAAATGAAGAAGCAAGAGTGAAGTTGCAAAACTTTATTAATAACGCTAATTCAAATGAAACACTTCACGAGGTTTTAAAAAAGGTAGCTTTTGACTTTAAACTTCAAGGAGCTTTTGCGCTTAACATTATTTGGTCAAAAGACAGAACACAAATTGCTGCTATTCATCATATTCCTGTAGAGAAAATTCGCTGTGAACGTCCTGATGAATTTGGAAAAACTAGAGCTTATTATGTTTCAGGTGATTGGTCAAATACAAGGTCAAACAAGCCCTACAGAGTACCTGCTTTTAATGTAAACGATAGGACTTCCCCAAATCAAATATTATACACAGGTCTTTATAGTCCTAATATGAATTCTTATTATGCACCTGATTATGTATCTTGTAATAATTGGGCTTTAATTGATTCTAAAGTTTCAGAGTTTCACCTTAACAATATATCAAACGGATTCACAGGAAGCTTTATGATTTCCTTTGCTAATGGAATACCAACAGCTGAAGAAAGAAACCAAATAGAACAAAGCCTAGTATCTAAATTCACAGGAGAAAAGAACGCAGGAAAATTTGTCTTGACTTTCTCTGATGATAAAACAAGAGTTCCTGAAATAACTTCAATTAGTCCTGATGATTTAGATAAACAATATATAGCACTTCAAGAACTACTTACTAGCAACATCCTCAGTGGGCATAGGGTGACTTCTAAGACACTTATGGGGCTTGATAGTGCAAATGGGTTCTCAAGCAATGCAGACGAGCTTTTAAACGCTTCTAATTTTTACCTCAATACTGTAGTACAACCATTCCAAGGGCAAATCTTAAAAGTATTGCATAAAATATTCCAAGTTAATCAAATGGATATGCCTGTTCAATTCGTACAACTTAAACCAATTACTATTCAATTTGATTCTGAAACTATCAGAGATGTAATGACTCAAGATGAAATCAGAGAATCTTTAGGGTTACCACCATTAGAAGGTGAAGCGGTGGAATCAGAATTTACAACTGAGCTATCAACTGAAAAGACAGAATTAGATACTTTCATTGAAGAATTCGGTGAAGATATGTCAGACGAATGGGAGCTTATAGAGGAAGAAGTAGTAGATGGAGAACACCAAGACTTTGATTATGAAGAAGTATTAAATGAAATAGCAAACGAAAAGCTAGAACTAGCTTCAACAGGAACGGCTAGACCAAATGCAAGGGATAGTCAAGATGGAGTAAATAAGTCATTTAATGATTTCTATAAAGTTAGGTATGTTTACACTCAAGATAATTTTTTAAACAATAAATCAGGGCAAAAAAGAGAGTTTTGTACTAAGATGTCTTCTGCAAGGAAGGTTTATAGAAAACAAGATATAATTCAAATGGGAAGTAGAGCTGTAAATGCAGGGTGGGGTCCTAATGGTGCTGATACATATTCTATATGGCTATACAAGGGCGGTGGAAACTGTCATCATTATTGGTTAAGGCAAATCTACAAGACTTCATTAAGAAACGCTAAAAGTAAAATAAGCGACAGTCAATTAATCGGCTACACTAAAGCAAGGTCAGAAGGTTTTACAGCTGAAAAGAATGATAAGCTAGTAGCAACACCACCAAAGAAAATGAAGAATAACGGATTTTTAAAACCAAGATAACAATGTCATATATCCTCTTTATATCAGAAGCTAAATTAAAGGACAGCACAGCAATTAACTTAAACGTTGATGTTGAGCTATTACTTCCTTATGTAAGACAAGCACAGAAGCTCTATGTTGAAACTAAGTTAGGTACTGACTTGAACCAAAAATTGAAAGACTTAATTGTAGCAGGAACAGTAGGAGCTGTAGGAAATGAAGCTTACAAGACCTTACTAGACGATTATGTAGGGGATATGCTTCCTAATTGGGCTTTTTATCACGCTGTACCATTTCTTAGATTTAAAATTGAGAACGGTAATATATACTCTAAGACTTCAGAAACAGGAACATCTTTAAGCACAGAAGAAGCTCAACACCTTAGGGAAGAAGTAAGGAATACAGCTGAATATTATACAGAAAGAATGATTGAATACATTTGTAATAACAGTTCTAGTTTTCCTGAATACTCAACAAACTCAGGTGCTGATGTAAACCCTGACAGAAATGCTTACTATAACGGAATGAACCTTGAAAGACCTACACAACAAGGAACTAGACTTACTTTAAGAAACTTTTTAAACGGTGCAGACTAATGAAGAAACACTACCCACCTAAGAAAATTAATATAACTAAATTAAAATCATATTTGCAAAATGCCGATAAGAAAAACAATACAGGAAGTGTCCGAAGTAGCAATAGTGAACGGAACGGTTCTAAGTGTAACGACCTTCAGTAATATAGAACTAGCTTTAAAGCTTCTTCTTTTAGTCGTTTCCATTGCCTACACTATTGATAAATGGTATGTAAGTAGAAAGGGTAAAAAAAAATGATAAACCTATTATTAATTAGAGATACATTCTCAAAGGAATCAACTATTGGAGAGTTGTTTTTAAATGGTGAAAGGCTTTGTGATACGCTAGAAAACCCTTGGTTAGACAATAAAAGAAACATTAGTTGCATTCCTGAAGGCGAATACCCTGTAAGAATTAGACTTCCAAGAGAATCAGCAACAAGAGATTATATTCATTTGCTCGTAAAAGACGTAAAAGACAGAGATTATATCTTATTCCATATAGGCAATACAGCTAAAGATACAA